CAATCGGTGACATGCAGGTTCCGGCGGATAACCGCGAGCGGTTGTTCGCCCTACGGCCCGCAGTGACTTTGTGGGCGGCGCTGCCTGTCGGGTAGGGCGGATAACGCCAGCGGCGTTATCCGCCGATTGTAGCGCGGCGCGAAATTTGGCGCGGATTTGCGCAATAAATGACGCGCCCTAACCGTTTCGCCAGCGGCAAAAGAATTTCAAAAGATCAGCACAGCACGACGATATCGCCATCGGCTACCCGCTCAGACAGAGCGGTCAGCTTGCCGATGCCCTCCCGCAGGAATCGGCCGAGCTGCTCGATGCATTCGCGCTGGTCCTCGGTGAGGCTGAACTCGGCCTCCATCGCATCCATCAGATCAAGGCAGCACTGGTTGAGAAACCCCACCTCCAGCAGCTCCGCCCGCAGCCTCCGTCTAAGCACCTCGTCCATACCAACTTCCCTATCTACTCCGCACATCAGCTAGGGACCGTAGCAAAAAGGCGACGTTGGTCACAATTATCAAAACGCTTAGGACTGGGGGAGCGGATAGCGTTCTTTGATCGCCTGCACGGCCGCGACCCATGCCTCCAGGTCCGGCTCGGTGCCAGCGGCTATGGCGTCAAACTCGGCCTCCAGGCGCAGCGGGTCGGACTCGGTGCGATAGGCCTGGCGGCGTAACTCCTGGACTTCGGCCAGGAGGTCGTCGGGATGGAACGCCAGGTCGCCGACCGGGACGCCAGCGAGTGCGGCGGCCTCGTCCAGCGAGCCGGCCCACTCTGCGAAGAACTCGCCTTTCAATAGAACTCGTTTCGTCATTGTCATGCGCTCTGTGAGTTGACGGTTGCAATAGGCGCGACGTGGATGCCGGGATCGACCAGGCCGCCGAAGAATGCCGGACAGGCCATAGCTGCACTGGCGCCCAGCGACATATAGAGGAACGGGAAGCCGTTGTCGTAGCCCTGCGCGCTCTTTTTGGAAATCCTGACGTGCTTCCATCCATCGGCCGGGGTCAGCACCTGCCCCGGCAGTACAGGCGCACCATTCAGCCATATCTTGTAGTCAGTCGTCGGGGCCGTTGCCGGCATGAAGTGAAGCGATCCGGCCTCCGCGCGTATCCAAAGAACCGCAGTACACCAGCCGTTGGCGATGAAGAGCGCCCTCGACGAGTTCGTCATCTGGAGATAACGGGTCGTGCCGTCGGCGCCCGTAGAGCCGGTCGTTGCGTTGGGGCCAGCGGTCAGCACAGCGGTATAGAACTCCACGCCATAGCGCGCCAAGCTGCCACTGGACCGCCCCATCGCCACCAGTAAGTCCTGGACACGTTGATTCAGATTGCCAGCCGTCCCGCCGTTTGTGGTGTTGTCGTAGATGTACTTTCCGCCGTCAGCGATTGACGCGCCATTCCATGGCGTCAGGAACGTACTGGAAAAAGCCTCAGTGAATCGCAGGATTAGCGGGTTGATACTGCCTGCGTACCGCCCGCTATCGGGCATCAGATTGAGGAACGGCATGCCGTTGAGGTCTGCTCCGGCAGCGGTTCCCAGCTTCCCCCACGTCCCGTTGTTGCGTGCGTAGTTGCTGCCGTCGCTGGGCGCGTCCGACATACCGCCCACCAGCTCGACCCACGCCGTGCCGGAATACTCGTAGGTCTTGACCTGGCCGCTCGGCGTCGTCTCGTTTGCGACCTGGACACGCCAGCCCAGCCGTGGCGGCATGTACTCCCAAATTGCCGTGGTGGCGCCCGTTGCCCACCAGCGCGCCAGGCGGTTCTGATTGGAGCCGGAGCCAGTGAAAATGTACGTGTCCCCCTCGGCCTGGCCGCTGGTCGGGAGCGCGGCGACGCGCCCCTTGACGACCGGCTGCCTCAGAAAGTCATCCCAGCGCCACATCCGAATCAGATCGCTGTAATGCCCTTCTCCCGGCAAGCCGTTGATCAGCAGGCCGGTGTTAGGCCCCATATAGAGAGTCATGCGGAAACGCCTCCAAGGTCTTCGCCCAAGCGGAAGCCCAGGCCGTGTCGTTCGATGGTGATGTCGTGTTGCTGCCAGGATTGGATGCCGTCGCGGACGCTGCGCAGGACCAGGCGCACGTCCTGGAGCAGGCCGTCAGCGACGTCTTCGGCCAGCGGATAGGACCAGTTACTGGATGTGAGGCCGGCATAGGTGCGCTTCAGCGTCGTGCCGCTGTAGACCTGGAGCGTCACCGTCGCCCCATCTTCGGGCCCGATGTTGCCGACAGTGGTATCGATCAACTGGTCGGCCTGGCCGATGCGGTCGCGCATCGCCCAGCTCACCGACAGCGCTCCGTAGACCTTCGTCGGGTACGCGCTGCCGTTGATTCGGAACTGGCCGGGCGGATACGGCTTGCCCTGGCGCCCGGTCAGAGTGAGGCTGTCGGTGGCGGCCAGCGCCGGGGCGAGCTGGCCCTCGCTGGTGTTGGTCAGCAGCCGGGCCTGGAGCGTCACGCCCTGGCTGTATACCGTCTCGTCCACCGCTTCGAACGTGTCGTAGAACCAGACCCGAGCCCCGGCCAAGTGCTTGGCCGGCACGGTATCGGCGCAGCCGCGCGCCAGGGTGACGGTGCCACTGGCATAGTTGACGGCATCGACCCGGACTATCTCGTCGTCCACCACAGCGGCCTGGCCGACAGTGACGTCCTCCAGCCGGGTGGCGTTCGTCAACGTGACGACGTTCGGGCCGGCCGCCAGCGGCAGCTCGGCGGCGAGTAGTCCGGTCGGGCACCAGTCGCCGGTTCCGCGATCAACGAACGCGCCAGAACTGCCGACGCGGTCGGTCAAGGTGTAGCTCTGCGACAGGCTCGTCGGCGCCTCGGCCAAGGCGGCAAGATACGAGGCGGACACGTCCAGGAGCTGGAGATTCGCCGGATCGATCACGCCGGCCAGTTCGCGATATGGCGCCTCGATCAGACGCCGCACGGTGACCGCCCGAGGCGTCCGGTCGGGCGGGGTCCAGCCTGGTGGCGGTGGTGCCACGCCGGTAGTCGCCGGCAGATTGAACTGGTCCTGGACGACGGTCAGGGTGATCTTGCCGTCGCCGAGGAAGTTGTCCTCGATCCGGCCGACCCGGACGACGGTTTCAGGGATGCCGCGCCGGGTCGAACGGATGCGGAACGGCTGGCCAGGGTTCAGGCTACGGGCGCGGCGGTCGAATACGCCTTTATAGCGCTTCAGACCGGTTGTCTTCAGACGCATTTCCCGCTCCCCGACTCGCCCGGCCAGCTCGCCAGTCGGCACGCCCAGGAACTCGACTTCCTCGGACGACCGCCGCCCCTGCGAAGCGGCGACCGCGTTGTTGTTGACGATGACCTGGCGCTGCGCGCCGTCGGTCTGGTCGATGTACTTGACGATAAGCTGGCTCGGCGCGAGCGAGGTCGAGCCGGTCTTCTCCTGGGTGATCTCCAGGAGGCCGCTGTCCTCGTCGAACAGCGGCAAGTCTGCAACGCTGTAGTCGTCCCGCAGGAGGCGGATGCTGATTTGTCCGGTCTGTCGGTTCGGGTAAACCTCGGCGCCGATATGCGATTTCACCGTCTCGCAGAAGTTTGAGAACGTGTCGGACCTGGTCCATTCAAAGCACAGCCCGAAACCCTCGGCATACAGCTTGTCGGCAGCGGCCCGCCAGCTCGCCTCGTCCATCCGCGTGCGGGCCAGCCCCCGGAAGTCCCGGCCGGTGTAGACGAGATAGAGGATATGCGCCGGATTCATCGCCTTGATCTGACCGTCCGCGAGCCAGATAAATTGCTTTTCGGGATACCAGGGGTTGCCGTCCCACAGGCGGTTGCCGCCTCGGCGCAGAATCTCCCAGGTCTTCGGGTAGGGGTTCATGGCGGTGACCAGGCCGGAATAGAAGCACGTGGTGACGCCCCGGAACGCCGGTACCAGGCCGCCGAGCATCGCCGCCAGGCGCGGCAGGACGCCCTGGTCCTCCTCGCCAAACAGCACGTCAAGCGTTCCGTCGAGCCCGCCTTCGCCCTTCTTCCCGCCGAAGAGGTCCGGCGCATTGATGCGAACCTGGCCGTTACTGGTGATCGAGCCCTTCCATGCGGTCTTGCCGCTCGCCCGGATTGCACAGACCTCGTCGATCTTCTTACCCAGGGCGAAATGGATGTCAAAAAAGTACTCGAACCCGACCGTCTGTGCCTTCGGTTTAGCGCCCATCGGCTACCTCCTGGCATGCGTGCTCAACCAGCTTGAGCGCGAGCGCGTCGCCGGTCGCGACTAGCACGTCGGCCTCGATGCCGTCCCGTAAGAACGCCATCCAATCCAGGCCATGGCGCTTGAAGAAGTCCCGCGCCTGCCGGTGGCAGTAGCCCTGCCGAGTGGTCCAGGTCGGCACGGTATGCAGGTGCTGAGCCGTAACGATCATTTCTTGCTCCCTTTGGTCTTGATCGCCTTCGTTCTGTAGTTGCCCACGGTCAGCACCATCCAGCTCTTCGACCAGCACTGACCGAAGACGGCGACCTGTTCGTCACCCTCGTCGCAGCGCGGGAAATCGATGTCTTCAAAGGCGGTCGGCTTGGGCTTCTGCGGCTTCGGCGCCAAGACCTTGGATAGGATGAACGACGCCGCCAGGATGACGAGATTGATTGTGATCGGGTCCATGGCCTACCTCACCAGACCTGGTCGCCATCGAATGGCGACTTGCCTTGCATCGCGTTAAACCCCCTGAAGTTGGGGAGGTTGCTGAATTTGTCGTCGCAGGTCTGCGCGAGCCCGTCGCAACCTGGATAAACCCGCAGTTGGCCACCTGCCGGAATGCCCTCGGTGCCGCCCAGGATGTAAAGATCGGGTCCGGCGTGCCGCTCGATGTAGCGGCTATCGTAGTTGTCGCCGTCCACTTGCCACTCGACGTAGCCCCCGGTAAACCAGCCATCGACATAGCCGGCGACCACGCCGCTGGAGATCACCCAGCCGCTGATGCTCTGCGGCGTCAGCGTCACGCGATACGGAACGAGGTTGACCTTGCAGCGATGGTCGCCAACGACTGCCGTGCAGGTGCGGCAGTAGGTGTCGATCAAGCCGGGCTGGTCCATCAGTTCGTCTTCTGACACGCACGTTATGCGGCAGCTGTCCACGGTCGGCCAGTCCACATCGCCAATCTGGCCCACCCAGGAAACCGCTGCCTCGGTGTCGCCGTAGTGCATGTCGTAGACGACCAAGTCGATGGCACCGCTCGGCGACCGGGTCTTGTACAGCAGCGCGACGTCGAGGTCGGCCGGCGCGGTGATGACGAACTGGTCGGACTGCGGATCGCCGGAACAGATGATCCCGTTGTCAGTGATGCCGCCCGGCACGGTGCGGAAAATCTGGTTCTGGTAGGTGATGTCCCGGTCGCTGCTGTTGTAGCTCCAGCGGATGGCTCCACGGCTGAACTGGTACAGCCGCACCGGCTGCCCATCCGCGAGCGAGCTTTCGCGGCTGTTAAAACTCATCGTCACGAACCCCTTTGAACGTCAGGGCGGCAGTTGCTACGCCCTCGCTATCAGTGACGTGCTCGATCTCGACCACGTCGGTGGCGGCGCTACAGAGCGCCATGAAACAAATGCGCGCCACGTCACCAGGCTCGACCAGCCGGCCCAGGGCGGCATCGATGGCCAAGCGCTCGGTGTCGGCGTCCAGCTCTGTGCTGGTGAGGATGCGGCGGTGATAGACCGTGCCGTCGTATAGCTCGATGCGGATATCGCGACGGCCCGGCCGGCCGTTGGCGAAACGGGCATAGCCGATATTGCGCACGTCCAGCGCGGTGGACAGCTGCGAGACGGTGGCGACCAGGGTCAGGTCGTCGGCGTGGGTCGGCACCCACAGCGGCTTCTGCTGGCCGCGTAGCGCATAGACCAGGCTGCGGAACGCCGACCGTTCGGCTCGGCCCATGCCGATCCACCGATGGCCGATGACGGGCAGCGCCATGCCGGCGACGTCGGTCACGCGGGGAATGGCGCTGCCGTTATCCAGGGTGGACAGCAGGCGCTGATAGCTCGACGTCAGGTCTTCGCTTTCGTCCGGGCGCTGTTCCAGGACAGGACGCCCCCGGTACATCGTCGCCGGCATCACCTCGGGCCAACTGCTGGGTTCCATCACAAGGAACGACACCCGCGCAGACTGCGCGGTATCGGTCAGCCGGGTCAGCGTGGGCTGTTCGGTCAGCTGCGCGGTGCGCACTGGGTACAGTCGCGAGCCAGTTCCCCACGCGGCCTGGACGGGCCGGACCAGGTCCAGGCCGCTGGCGGTCACCGTCTTGACCTCGACGACCTCGTAAGTAAAAGCGTCCTCGCCGCGCAGCATCGCCAGACCGCCGTCGCGGAAGTCGAGGCCGGCCGTGTCGCACGGAATGCTCAGCGACCCGGCCGCCAGCGGCTGGTGGAGCAGCTGGATATCAGGCCAGATCGGCAGCGCCCAAATGCGCGCACCCCAGCCGAACAGCGTCATGTCCAGCAACTGCCGCTCGCGATCCACCGCGTACATGTTCGCTTCGAACTCTCGGCGCGGCGCCAGGCGCATGGCTCGGCGCTGGGTCACGGCCGATTCGCTTTGCAGGATATTTGTCGATGCGCTCAGGCGTTCGACGATGCTGTCGCCCCAGTCCGGCGCGAACGTCCAGGCGATGATGCGATTGCCAGTGATGACCAGGGCCAGGTCCGGCTCGCCCTGGAGCCTCCAGATGATTCGGGCATTGACTACGGGCGGGCCGTCGGTGCCAATGCTGACCGTCCAGGTGCGTTCCTCCAGGGCGGCAAAACCCAGCGGCGGCGAAGCCTGGCCGGACAGCGTAATGCCGTCTGCGGCTTCGCGGTCGATAGCGGTCAGCATGCGCGGGCTGAAATAAGCGTTCCAGACTGATGCCGGTCGTATCTGGGTGCTGACGACGTTGCCCAGTTCCATTGCGGTCGGAATCAACCAGAGGCGGTTGTAGTAGTTCTCTTCCAGAGCGCTTTGGTGGACAGCCTGGTAGGTCGAATGGATCACCTCTACCGGCTGATGCGCCCCATAGGCGCCGGCCCAGGTCGAGGCCGCGACCGCTGCAAGGCTGATGTCCTGGTTCAGCTCCAGGGCGTCGATATTCGGCGTGATGCCGGCAACGATCCCCTCCACAGGCTTCGGCACCTGGAACCCTGGAAACGTCGCCATCACTCGACCACCCGGAAGCAATAGCCGACCCAGGCGCTGGCGCTGTCGAAGTCGGTAGCGGTTCCGCGTTGGAGCAACGGATATACGCGCCAAGTGTCGCTACCGACGACAAGCGGATCACCAGGCGCGAGGAAGGCCATGTTGCATATGCCAAAGTCCGGCACTTCGCCCACGTAGCGCGAGCGCTGCTGAGCGCCGAACGCATAGATGGCGCACGGCACAGTGGTGGTCGAGCTGTTCAGCTCGTTTGCGCTGGCGTCGATCAGTCCGACGTCAGGATGGTACTGACTTCTGTAGTTTCCACGGCCTGGCCCGATGACCCGCCGGGGGATGTTCGTCGCGTAGTCGAATGGCAGCCAGTCGGGCGAGGGGCCGCCATCCAGGCCATCCACACGCAGTACGCAACCACCGTCGCTATAGCGAACGTGATAGCCGTCGAACGGATGACAGGACCAGTTCGATGTCAGCATCTGGCCCGACTGATAGATTACGGAGCCGCATACGTACTGGCCGCCGCTGTATTCGACTCCGCGCTTGTTGAGCGAGCCAATCATCACCGGCCGGAACTGACCGGCCGCAATCTCGACGTGCAGGTGCAGATAGGCCGCCGTGGCAAACAGGTGGTAGCGCGTGAACGGCCCACCGCTCAGCTGTGCGACGGTCGGTCCCTTCGACGAATAAGGGTTGTTCTGCACCGAGTTACCGGGCTGCGCGTTCCACGCCAGGCTGTTATCGAACCCCGTATTGCCCGCCATCTGGAACTGATTGGCTCCGGCATTGAATGACCAGTACCCATCAGCGTTGTGACAAAGCCATTCCGATGCCGAGGCGCGGTCGGTGACCCAGCCGAGCGACTCGGCGTGGACGCGCAGTTTGGCGAGCAGGTCGGACGGGTTGTTAGCTGTTCCTGTGAAATAGGCCATGTCAGTCCTTCCTGATCGCGTAGAGCCAAGGGTTACCGCTACGCCAAGCGGTTTGGAAAACGACGTGGTCCACTCCGTCCTCGACAATCACGTCCTCGGCGCCGGAGTTGAGCGTTGGCACGTAGAAAGCGCCGTCGAAGTCGCCCAGGTTTCGGCGACCCTCGGTTTCGCGGGTGACGAACGACAGCGCCTTGAGCGGGAACTTCCCGAATGAATCCCGCAGTTGTTTGACCACGGTGTCACTGCTGCCCGCATAACGGCCGCAGCCCAGCGGGAGGAGCGTCCGATTGTTGTAGTCGGACTCGTTGGCAGCCCCTCCGTCTACAGTGAAACCGAGCCAGCGCCCGGCGGGATCGCGGAGATAGCAGCTTCGCTCGTAGGGGCTGCTGATGCCTCGGTGCCGGTCACTCACATCGGACCAGCGCACAGCGACGTCCCCGCGATACGACCCGACTACAGCGAGTGGGTACGGGTACTGCGACGGTGGACAGGGTGGCAGGATGAAGCCGGCGCCGGCCGACTCGTAGATCGTCGAGACTTTCACGACGACCCAGAAGCGTCGGCCGTTGGCGAAGAACCAGTACGGCATGGGCTGGTTCCACAGCAGCGCCTGGACCCGCGGACTGTAGTTGGCAAACGCGGTCCAGTAGTCGCCACCGGGCGGGATCGCTCCAGGATTAAACGCCGTGCCGCCCATCAGGCGCAGGTTGTAGTAGTCCAGCGCCGTATCGCCGTAACTCTGAATCCCCATGTAGATGCTATCGGTGCCGCCCAGGCCTGGGGCGCGCAGTGTCACCTGGCGCACGGCGATGGCCGTTCCGGTCGCGGGGATGGTGTTGTCGAAAACCTTCTCGTAGGCCTGGCCAGCCGCGACCAGGTCTGGGTTCGCGGTGAGGAACTGGACGAGGCGCTCGACCAGGTTCTGGTGGTTCGTGGCGGTGCCGATTTCAGTAGCCATGAATTCCTAGTTTCCGAGTATTTGCTTGACGGCCTGGCGGTTCTTGTTCAGCCAGACGATGTAATGGTCGCCGCCCTTGCCGGCCCACATGTCGGCCGCCATCTGGTCGGGGTCTTGAACAGCATGGAGGTGGACCGCGTTGGAGACTGATGCGCTGAAGTTCTTGGACGGTTCCTGTATCTGAGCGGCGCCCATGCTTGGGCGTGGTAGGGATGGCGCGGGAATGCCGGCGACGCCCCCGGTGGCGTGGCGGACGGCCCCCGCCCAGTCATGTAGCGCCG